ACAGAACATACACAATTTTAAATATTTCAGATTTATTAAATGTTGATTTTTCGCAAGTTGGTGAAACAAGTAAAAACACAATAAGAAAGTCATTAGATGAAACTCAATTTGTAATTAAATATAATACAACACCAACATTCATAAGTGATGGAACTGTAACACCTGTTAAGATTTTAACTTATAGTGAGGTTCTTGAATTAATGGCAACTGATGCCTGGTCAGAAGATATGCCTGAATGAGAGGATTAACAGCTAAAATAGAAAAGCCTAAAAAAAGGCGTAAAAATATTCACGCTAAAAGTAAAATGAGTAAGAATAAAAATAGTAAAAATTATGTAAAACCCTATGCAAAACAGGGACGTTAAAATATTAAGAATGGAAGATCATAGTCTATTAATGGCTATAACTGCCCTAGTAGGTGGTTTAGGCTTAAAACAAATCTGGGATATTATCAAAAAGAAAATGGATATTAAAGCCAGTAAAGAGGCTAGGACTGATGATTTTCAAATACAAGTAATTGAACAACTGAAAGAAAAGATAGGCGATTTAGAAAAGAAAATAGATTCATTGATTACTGAGAATACTCACTTAAGAGAAAAGCTAGCTAGGATGGAAGAAAGATTAATCCTAAACGCAAAAAAAAAAGTAAATAGGAAAAACAATGCAGCTAAGTAAAAACCTATATTTATCTGAAGTAATTAAATCTAGGACAGCTAAAAGACTAGGAATAAACAACGAACCGAAAGTAGAACATTTAGTAAATCTTAAAGAATTGGCAGAAAACATATTTCAACCCCTTAGAGATTATTATGGCGTGCCTATATATATAAGTAGTGGTTACCGTTCAGAGGCTTTGAATAAAGCTATCGGTGGTAGTAAATCTTCACAGCACTGCAAAGGACAGGCTATTGACATAGATAGAGACGGTCACAGCTTACCTAATAATGCTGAAATATTTAAATATATTAAAAACAATTTAAACTTCGACCAATTAATATGGGAGTTTGGTAGCAATACTAATCCAGATTGGGTACACGTTAGCTATAATAATTATGGCAATCAAAAAAAACAAGTGCTAGTAGCTTATAAAGATAGTAGAGGTAAAACTAGATATAAGAGTTATGAGTGATAATAAAAAGTTTAAAGATACTAAGATAGGTAAATTCTTAAAAAACAAAGCTCCTAATATATTAGATATAGTTGGGGATATTTTGCCTACCAGTGGTACACTTGGTATTGTTAAAAACCTAATTAATAAAGATGATACTATAGACGCTGAGACTAAAAAAGAATTACATAATCAACTAATAGAAGCATATAAAACAGAGGTTGCTGACAGAGATAGTGCAAGGAAAAGAGAGGTAGAAATTGCTAAAGTTAGAAAGTTTGATTTTATGTTTACTCTAACTGGTCTAGTAGGTCTATCTACATTTGTTTTTTTAGTATATGCTATCGTATACATACAAATACCAGAACATAACGAAAAAACATTTTATACTTTGATAGGTTTAGTAGAGGGAATTACTTTGAGCCTGTTTGGTTACTTCTATGGTAGTTCAATTAGAAAAGATTGAGTAAAAATAAAAATTATAGTAACAGATATGTAGAGCAAAATGCTGCTAATCCTAGATATAGACTAAAACCAGATGAGGCTGAAATAATATATCAATACAGAAGAGCTAAAGAAGAGTGTGAAAGAGAGGGTTTAGATCCTAATACTTTACACAGTGGATGGATTAAAAACAAAAACGCTAGTCTATATTTCAAACAACCTAAAGCTAATCAAATAGATTTTAAGAAACTTAGTAAAGAACTACTAAAAGACTTAAAAGAATATTCACCTAAATATCCACAACTAGAAAGACAAAAGTATAAAGATGCACATTTATTATTTATGTGTCCATCTGATTTACACATAGGTAAGCTTTGTAAAAGTTTTACAAGTGGCGAAGAGTATAACAATCAAATAGCAGTGATAAGGGCCTTAGAGGGCGTTAAAGGTTGTTTAAACAAAGCACAAGGATTTAACATAGAGAAAACTATTTTACTATTATCTGGTGATTTATTACACGTAGATAATTTTGATAATACAACTAGAAAAGGTACTAAACAAAATGAGACAGATGGTTTGTTAAGTGATCACTTCCAAATTGCTAAGAGGTTAATGGTTTCTATTATAGAGATGTTATTAGAAGTTAGTACAGTTCACGTTATGTTTACGCCAGGAAATCACGACAATACTACAGGCTGGTTAGTAGCTGAAATATTAGCCGTATGGTTCAGACATAATAAAGATGTAACTTTTGATATTAGTCTTCAAATGAGAAAGTATTATAAATACAAAACTAATTTAATTAGCACCTGTCACGGTCATAGAATTAAAGCAGATACTTTGCCTATGGTAGTAGCTGATGAGTGTAAGTTTTGGAGCAAAACACAATATAGATATATGTTCACTCAGCACATACATCATAAAGTATCAAAACAATATCCAGGTCTGTGGGTAGAATCTTTAATGTCACCTACAGAAAGTGATATTTTTCACCACACTGCTGGTTATCAAAGTTCTAATAACAAAGCAATAGAAGCTTTTTTGTTTAGTGAGTTTGGTCAAGTCGCAAGACTTACACATTTGTTTTAAGATGTAATTATATTTTTTTTAGTGTTTTTGTAATTTGTATTGTTTTTATGTTTATGTTTATAGCCATAAATTAAAAACTATTACAATGAATAACGAAATTAAATATACAACAAGACATATATATGTACCTGCTGATAAAATAGATACACTAGTAAAATTTCAGGAAAAGTGCAGAAATAATGGCCACAAGTCTTATAGCTCTGTAATTATAAAACTCATAGAACAATACAATAAAAATAATTAATTATGGAATCTAATATATATTACAATTTACATAATGATTATTTAGAACACTGGGAACGCTATGAAAGACATAAATTTTTAGCTCAAAGACTACTTAATATTATTATACAAGCTAACTGGAATAAAAATTTAATATGTAGATTCTATTTGACTAGAAATGATATTGAAATTCACAGAAATAGATTTGGCCGTTATATAGCAGTAGTTGAAACTATAGCTAAAGAAATGAAGCAACTAAATATAAATTACAACGAAAAAAGAATAATTAAGATAATTAATATACTAACCAAAATACAACAATATGACAACTAATAAACTAAAGACTGTAGATATAAAAGGGAAAGCTTATGTCACAGTCAACGAAAGAATTAAATACTTTAGAGAAAAATTCACAGGATATTGCTTAACTTCAGAAATAACACATATTAATGATAATGGTGTTATAATTCGTTCAAGTATCTTAAATGACAAAGGCGTAGAGGTAGCTAGTGGATATGCTCACGAAAAACAAAACTCAAGTTTTATAAATAAGACTTCATTTATAGAAAACTGTGAAACTAGTAGCTGGGGTAGATGCTTAGCTAATTTTGGAATTGGAGTTGATTCTAATGTAGCTAGTGCAGATGAGGTAGCAAATGCAATCAAAAACCAATAATTATGACAATATTTGATCACATAGAAAACATAAAAAACCAATGCGAAATGATTTTAAAAGAATTAGAAAAAGAAAAATCAGCTTATGACTATTGGTTGACAGAAAATATGAAAGAAGATTTAGAAAATTTAAATAACTTAACAATAAGAAAAGATGAAGACGTTTAAAATAAGATGCTCTGCTATTGGTTTGATAATGACAAATGCAAAATCCAAAAGTGACTTAATATCTAAAACTACTGCTAGTTATTGTAAGGAATGGATGAAAGAACAAATCTACAGCCGTAAAAAAGAAATTAGCAGTAAATACTTTGACAAAGGCAATATAATGGAACAAAACTCTTTAGATTATATAGCAAGTGAATTAGGTTATGATAGTCTACCTAAAAATGAAAAGTCATTTGAAAACGATTATTTGACAGGCACTCCAGATGCTATATTTAGTGATCATATAATAGATGTTAAAAATAGCTGGGATTGTTTTACCTTTCCACTATTTTTTGATAACGTACCTAATAAAAATTATTACTGGCAAGCTCAAGGCTATATGGCACTGACTGGATTAGACTATTATAGATTAATATACACACTAATGGACACTCCAGAAGAGTTAATTAAAAAAGAGTATTTTGGCAGTAATTTAGACTATGATACTTTTGCAAAGCATTATAAGTATTCAGATATTGATTCTAAATATAGAATTAAAGTATTTGAATTAGAACGTAATGACTTAGACATTGACAGAATTTACACTAGAGTAGAAGAGTGTAGAGAATATATAAACAATATAAATTTATAAAAATGGCAATACATAATCAAATATTCTATACTTATAGAATGAAACAGAAAAAAATAGAAGAATCTATAAAATTACTAGAAGAAAATAATTATATAGTAATGACTAAAGAACAATATAATAAAATAAATAATAAATAAAATGGATAAAAAACCTACAATATACTGCGGTGGCGGTAATAAAAGAAACGAAAACTGGCTAACGGTTACAGTTCACATAGATAAAGCTAAAGAACATATTTTTGAATATAAAGGTAATAGATATTTAAAGTTAAATGTTAATGTAAAAGACCAGGCAGATCAGTTTGGAAAAGATGTTAGTCTTAGTGTCAATACATACGAACCACAAAAAGAGTCAAAACCAGCTCAGCAAATAGCTGAAGAGACTGATGACTTACCTTTTTAACTTAGACTATGTTATTGAACTATTTAATAAATACGGTTTTATTTTAAAAAAATGACATCAAAAGAAAAATATGACAGCTTAAATGAAGACGATAAAAAACTCATTAAAGTTTTAATATCAAAAGGTAAAACAAAAAAATACATAGCTGAAAGATTTGGGCTGTCTTTTAGATTTATAACGTATCATTTACTATATGAATTTGTTTATATAACACCAATTTGGTTTTCAGAAAAAAAAGAACCTTACTACAAAAATGAAATGGATTATGGTAATTTAAATTTGTCTTATAATTTTAGTGATCTTAGTCAATCTGAAAAAGATTTTTATAATGAAATACAAAACATAGATGAAATATAATTTAACTGAAGCACAAAAAGTATTATTATCAATAGAATATTTTAATGATAAATATAATTTAAATTTAGTTAAAACTGTTAATCAATATGAAATTTGGGATGCTGAAGATAATGAAATAATTATAGAATTTAAATTTAGAAATAAGTTTTATGAAGATAAATATATTCAAATAGATAAATTTTTACGTTTGATTATGGCTGCCGAATACTATTCTAAAACACCTTACTATTGTGTAAAAGATGAAAAAGGTTATTTTTTTTATAACTTAGAAAAGCAAAAAACAAATCTTTTACAGTCTGAAATAATAATTCAAAAGGTAAGTTACCAAACAGAATTTAATAAAAATAACAAAATAAATAAATACTTTTATAAACTAAAACCATCACAACAAACTAAAATTAATGAGTGAAGAACTACCTTATTTTAAATTCTTTCCTAGTCAGTGGATAGGGGGAGAGATTAACTATTTATCAAAAGAAGACAAAGGAGCTTTTATAGATGCTGTCTGCCACTACTGGAATAAAGATTGTAGTATGACTTATAATAAACTAGCTAGGCGTATAGGTCAAAAATCATTAGATATACTAATAGATGAGGAGCTACTACAAAAAAAAGGACATCAAATTAAAATAAAATTTTTAGATAAACAATACAAAGAACGAAAAGAACAATATATAAAAAGAGTAGAAGCTGCTAAAAAGTCTAAAAAAACTAAGGTAGTGACTAGTGACCCTTATTTATCTACTAATAGTATTAACAACTTTATGAAAGCACAACAGAATGATAGTTGAAAAAGAAGAGCAACTAAAATATTTATATGCTTTTAAAGATGGTAAAATTAAAAGAGGTTTAGGAATTGGAAACGAATTAGACAACTGGGTTTTATATAAAAGAGGAAGTTTTAATATTATAGTAGGTTTAGATAATGTAGGTAAAACTAATTTTATGTTATGGTATTTCTTAGCTTTAAGTATTAAGCATAATATAAAGTGGTTATTGTGGTCTGGTGAAAATTCAGCTGGTCAATTAACTAGAGATTTAATACAAATGTATTCACAAACTAAACTAAACTATCTATCTAAAATTAAAATAAAAGAATATAATACTAAAATAGGTGAGTGGTTTAGCTTTGTATCTAATAAGAAAATGTATAATCATAAAGAATTGTTAAAGATATTTAAAGAGTCTAATTGTGATGCTGGTGTAATTGATCCTTTTACTGGATTAAATCACGACAGAAGAGTTAATCAATATGAACGTAATTATTTAATATGTAATGACATAAGAGAGTTTTGTAATACTACTGGAAAAACTATATATTTAATGACTCATCCAATGACAGAATCCGCTAGGAGAGTATATCCGCCAGGCCACGAATTTTCATCTTATATTCAACCACCTAGAAAAAGTGATGTAGAGGGCGGTCAAGTATTTGCTAATAGGTGTGATCAGTTTATATCAATACATAGATTTATAAACAGCCCTAAGTTGTGGATGATGTCACAGATAAGAGTAGAAAAGATTAAAGACAAAGAAACTGGTGGTACACCAACACTAGATGAGCCACTTTGTTTTGATTATAATGGAGGCTTAGGATTTACAATTGGTGGTAATAATATACTAAAAAACATACAACAATGAACGAATTAGATGTAATACTTAGAAAAAACAAACTAGATATAATGATTATTAAAGCTAGTCATCAACTAGAAAAGAAAAAGGATAAAGTTAAACAGGAGGGCTTAGAAACTTTATTAGACATACTAGAATTAATACACGAACTACAAGAAGAAATAAGAAAGCAATATAAGACAATTGCAAAATTAAAGTATGAAAATGCTGTATCTTACAAAGAAAATGCTATATTAAAAGCAGACTTTGATAAATACAAACACAATTTATTAAAAGCAGAATTAGAGTCACCAAATAAAGATAAATGTACGAAATAACAACTCTTTTAGTGTCGTCTCATTTGTTTGCTTTCTTTGGGGGTTGTATTTTTACTTTTATTTATTATGAATTTGTAAGGCATATAAATGAAAAAAAGAACACTTAACGAATATAGACAAACTAAGGACAGTTATTATAACCATCCTTATAATACTATAAAAGATAGTATAAGTTATTTATGTTCTATTTATCCTAATGATGCTGACTTAGGTGCTGAAATAAGAAAACAATTTAAAAATTATGAACGCTAATCAAAAAGGAAAACGCTTTGAAAGAGACGTTGCAAAGCAATTAAATAATAAATTTAATACTAATGTTAGACGAACTCCTATGTCTGGTGGTATGAGTATTAAAGGAGACATTATAGATATTAATCCAGACTCTGTATTATATGACTACCACTGGGAATGTAAGAACCAGGAAAAGCTAAATATTTGGAAAGCACTAGCACAAGCTAGGGCAGATAAGCCAATGGGAAAAACACCTGTAGTAGTATTTACTAAGAACTTTGAGAAAGACTACGCCTGTTTAGAATTTGAAGACTTTATGAATTTACTATTAACTATACAACAATTACAAGATGAGATCGACACTAGAACGAATAGCTGAATTAATAGAAGAGTATAACAATACTAATATATTCAATGGTAATAAGCTAAACGAACAACTAAAAGAATTGACTAGCAGACTATATCATATAGAAACTATGAGAACTAAGGCCCACGAAGACTATGAGAAATTTATACATACTAAAGTATCTGAGGGTTTTTCTGTAGCTAGGGCAACTAATGAAGCTAATATAGAAGTTCCTGAAATGTATCAATTAAGAAGACTACTAGAATCTGGGTACAGAGTAGTAGATGCAATGAGAACAAATATAAGTTTTTTAAAGTCAGAAATGTACAACGTACAAAAAAATTATTGATGACTATTACTAATGAAGATAATATGGAACTAATGGCAAGGTATGAGGATAATTATTTTGACCTTGCAATAGTAGACCCTCCTTATGGGATTGATATTGCTAAATGGGATAAAATAGATTTAAAACCAAATGACGATTATTTTAAAGAATTATTTAGAGTAAGTAAAAACCAAATCGTTTGGGGTGGCAATTATTTTAACTTACCTCATAATCAGGGGTGGCTCTGTTGGGACAAAACATTTTCAGAAGCCGTTAGGGGGAAAACTATTTCTACTTCAAAAATAAAAAAAGAATATATATCAGAATTTGAATTGGCGTGGGTTTCCTTTTTAAAAAAAGCTAAATTTGTTAGGTACACAAATTGTGGAAATTTACAGGGTTTTAATAATAAATTAAATGTAGATTACAATAAACCAAAAAAAATTCATATTACAGAAAAACCTATAAAACTATATGAATGGCTTTTAATGAATTACGCAAAAGAAGGAGATAAGATTTTAGATACTCATTTAGGTAGTGGCTCAATAGCTATTGCTTGTCATAACTTAGGTTATGATTTTACAGCGTGCGAATTAGACAAAGAGTATTACGATGCAGCTATTAAAAGAATTAACGAACACAAACAACAATTAAGAATGTTTTGAATAATAAACTAATTAAGAAAATAGAGAACTTTATTTTGTATATAGGCAGAGAATACAATGTAGTTGAATTAGAAGACTTTAAACAGGATATTTTTATACTACTACTACAAAAAGGAGAGGATTTTATAATACAATTAGATGAGGAAAACAGTATTAATGTTTATAAACTTTGTATATATCAAATAATTAGTGAAAGAGGTAACTATAGAACTAAATACTATATACCTAGTTATTTTAATAGCATAGATGAGGTAGAGACTTATTCTAATAGCTGTTTTAAAGATGAGGTTCTAAATGATCTAATAAACTCTTTAGATGGCTTAGATAAAATAATGTTGCAACAATTATTATTGTGCTCTGGGAGTAAGCAATGTTTATCTAAAAAAAGTAAAATTCACCGAAATACTATTCAATATAAATTTAAAGAATTAGCAAATAAAATAAAATCTAAATGGTCACTAAATGAATTCTATACTTAACATATTACTTATAATAACTATTACTACTACCTGGGTGGATTATGCACTGCCACTAATTAATAAATTTGATTACAAACCGTTAAATTGCAGCTTTTGTCTTACTTTTTGGATAAGTCTTCTTACTTTTTTTATAACTTTAGACACTTACATATTAATAAGTCCATTAATTTTGCGTATAATAGAAAGAAGATTATTATGAAAATAGAAGAGGTCATAAGACTATATAATAAAGTAGATGCATTTCCTAGTAAAATAGATATAAGCTATCTTAGGAATAATTTTAATCCAATTATTAAAAAGAACTTTCCAGAAGTTAGAATAAGTTGGGCCTGTAATAGTTGTGTTAAAAATCAAATGAGTCTGCTTTTAAGTTGGTTAAATGACAAAGAAGCAAAGTCAAAAAAGAAAAAAAATGTGCGCAAAAAAAGAACATCAAAAAATAAAACTTGAGTATGGTTATTATATTGATGAGGATGGATTATATTTTCACAGTATGTTAAACGGTGAAACGTATGAACTATTTGATATTAATGGTGTCGCATCTACTACATTTGATTTTGGAACTGATTTTGAAATATTAGAACTTGCTTATATTTATGAAGACTAAAAAGCTAACACCTAAACAACGTAAATTTGCTGAAGAGTATGTTAATACTGGTAATGCTTCAGAGGCTTATAGACGGGCTTATGATGTTGGTACAGATACTAGTTTAGATACTATTAAAGTGAATTCTAGTAAGCTGTTAGCAGATACTAACATAAAACTAACAGTCAATGAGTTACAGAAAAAAGAAGCTGAGTCTTTTCAAATAACGCGGAAAGAAGTAGCTGAGGGCTATTTTAAGATGATTAAATCTTGGGAGTATCTAATGGACTTAGCAGCAAAAGAAAACCTCTCTAAAGACCAGAAAGCTAAATTCTATTTACTTAAGGAAATGGTTAAAGGTTCTGACTATCGAGGGGCTTATGATTCTATTGCTAAGATGTTTGGTTTGAACGCTCCAGACAAACAGGAAATAGAACAAACAGTTCACAATATCAATATCAATATAAAGCGTGGAAGCGACTGAAATCTTTGAACGCAACTACGACTCTACAGCTAAGATAGTAATTAATAGAGGTGGCACTAGAAGTAGTAAGACCTGGTCTTTAAATCAATTATGCGCTTTGTGGTTAATTAGTGGTAACTATGGAAATGGTATGTATGTAAGTGAAGGTGTTTGGACTACTGTAAGAAAGTATAGAACTAATCTAGACGGTACTGTTATAAGAGACTTTGAGGATATACTAAAAGTTGAGGGTTGGTATAATAGTGTGGATCATAATAAAACTAAAAAACAATACAGATACGGTAAAAGACTAGTTGAGTTTATAGGTGCGGATGATGAGCAAAAATTAAGAGGTGCTAAAAGAAATATCTTATACTGTAATGAAGCAAACGAATTAGAATACAAACAGGAGTTCTTTCAATTACTAATGCGAACTGAGAATAAAATATTCTTAGACTTTAATCCAGATGATGAACAAATATGGATTAACCAGGAACTTGAAATAAAAAGAGCTGCAGAGGTTAATGATGTTGAGGTGATAGTAAGTAACTACAAAAATAATACGTTTCTACCTAAGTCACTAATTAAAGAAATAGAGTACTTAAAAGAAACAGACAAAGAATTTTGGAAGATATACGGTCTAGGTGAGTATGGTAATATAAGTGGTCTAGTATATGAAAATGTTAAATATGTAGATACTATGCCAGATTGTAAATTAGTAGCTTATGGATTAGACTTTGGTTATAGTATTGATCCTTCTGCTTGCGTTGCTGTATATAGAAAAGATGATGAGCTATATTTAAAAGAAATTATTTACGAAAGAGAATTAACTAATCAGGACCTAGCAAAAAGACTAAGGCCTATAATAGGCAGAGATGAGGTTATTTGTGATAGTGCAGAGCCTAAGTCAATAGAAGAAATATATAGACTAGGTTTAAACGCAAAGCCAGCTACAAAAGGTAGAGATAGTATTCTTAATGGAATAGATATCTTAAAACGCTTTAAAATAAATGTAGTAAGTAGTAGTAACTTAAGAAGAGAGTTTAGGACTTACAAATGGGCTACTGACAAAAACGGTAATAGCTTACAAAAACCAATAGGACAAGATCACTTACTGGATGCTTTGCGATACGTAGCTTTAATACATTTAAAACAAAATAATAAAGGATGGTATTCAATAAGATAAAACTATATAAAGGAGATTGCTTAAAAGTAATGCAAACAATACAAGACAAAAGTATTGATGCTATTATAACAGACCCACCTTACGGAACTACTGCTTGTAAGTGGGATAGTGTTATTGACTTTAATTTAATGTGGAAACAACTAAACAGAATTATTAAAGATAATGGAGCTATAGTTTTATTTGGCTCTGAGCCTTTTAGTAGTGCTTTGAGAATGTCAAATATAAAAAACTATAAATATGACTGGATATGGAAAAAAGATAGACCAAGTGGACATCTTAATTCTAAAAAACAACCTTTGAGAAATGTGGAAAATATATCTGTATTTTATAAAAAACAATGCACCTACAATCCTATAATGACAATAGGTAAAAAATCTAATTCAATAGGTAAAGCAATTAATGATGTAACTTGCAAAAACAATAATTTATATGGAAATTTTAAAAGAGTCAATAGAGAGGGCAATGAGAAATATCCAAGACAAGTATTAAAATATAATAGACCACATCCACCCATCCATCCAACGCAAAAACCAGTAGCATTAATGCAATACTTAATAAAGACTTATACTAATGAAAATGAAACGGTTTTAGATTTTACTATGGGTATCGGAACTACTGGCGTAGCAGCAAAGAACTTAAATAGAAATTTTATTGGAATAGAGCAAGATGAGGGATATTTTGAAATTGCAAAAAAAAGAATTAAAGAAGTAGAATATAAATTGTTTTAATTAGTATATTTGAGTAGGTTATTTTAGGATATTTAATTTAACCAAAAAATAAGAACTAGGAGGATGTAGTCGGCAAAAGAGCGTTGCATCCTTTTTTTATTTACAGATATAAAAAGACCAAATGCTGAGCAAATGGTTAGCAAATGCTGAGCAAATGGGGTTATATAAGATAAGATAAGAAAAGATAAGACAATAAAAGAAAAGATAAAATAAGATAAAAAAGCAACAGAATTAAAATAAAGACATCTAAGCTATTATTAAATACTAATGTATATGAATATACTAAAAAAGTATTTGAGTGTCTTAAAACTCATCTAAATAGTGTTTAAATACATATTGAGTTAATTTATTTAGTTAGTGTTTAGTTGATTAGTATTTAACTAAAAAATAATTTAGGTGGTTTTTGTCATAATTCAAAAATTTGTTATATATAGAAATATGAATGTTACAATACCAACAAAGTGGAAAGATATTACTGTAGGTAATTACATTAACCTAAGACCAGTTTTAAATTCAGAACTAACACCAATACAACGAGTAATTAATATACTAGCTATATTAACTGGAGAAAAGAAAGAAGTAATTAAAAACATTAGTTTAGATCAGTACAAAGAGATTAAGAAAAAGATGAGTTTCTTAGATACTGAACTCCCTAAAGAACTTAAACACAAAAGATTTAAGATAGGTGGTCATTGGTATATCTTTGAATTAAAAGCACAAAATTTATTATTTGGTGAGTATATAAACATAATGGAGATAATAGAAAAAGCTAGGGATAATGAAGAGGTTATTTTTGATAATTTACACACTATACTAACCACTGTATGTAGACCAGTTAAAAGAAAGTTTTTTGTTTGGCGTAAAATAAAAGTGGATGCTAAAATAATTAGAGAAACATCTAAAAACTTTTTTGACAATATGCCAATGACTATAGCTTATCCTATTAGTGTTTTTTTTTACACTCACTTGGACGGCTTAACAAAGGCTATAAAAACTTGTTTAATGGAGGAAGTGGAAAGGATAAAGAAAGAACTGACACTAGAAATGAGTTCACTAAAAGATGGGGATGGTGGGCTACCTTAGATAGTCTAACAAATAGCAGGATAGATAAGTGGGATGAGGTATTGAATTATAATGTAATTAAAGCACTAAATATAGTAGCTTATTATAATGATAAACAAAAAATGGAGATGCAAATACATAGGGAGCAAATGCAGAAAACTAAAAGAAGATGAGTAATCAATTAGACATATTTGGATTCGATGTTAATCAACTAGAAGAGGTTAAAATAAATAACCCTAGTACACTATCTGAGGTGTTTAATAATATTGCTGCTGAAATGGTTTTTTGTTTAAAACAATCAGTACAAAAAGAAAACTTAACTTTTAAAGGTAATTTACTAGAGTCAATTAAAATGCCTGTTAAGATGTTTGGATTTAGATTAACAGCTACTTTATTTTTAGCTGACTATTACGACTTTGTTAATAAAGGTGTCAAAGGTATTGGAGGAAAAAGAAAAAGTGGGAGGTTAAAAGGTCAAGGATGGGAAATTAAAGCTCCCAACAGTCCGTATAGTTTTAAAAAAGGTCCCAGGGTAAGCCACATAAAACAATGGGCCAGAAGTAAAGGATTGAATGAATATGCCGTTAGAACATCAATAGCACATAAAGGAATTAAACCTAGATTCTTTTTTGACAACTGTATGAAAGAAACTTTTTTTGGTGAAACATTTGACAGATTTAAGTCAGATATTAGAGTAGTATCTGGTGACAGAGTAGCAAAAGGATTAAAAGAAATATTAGAAAAATGAGTTTAGAAATAAAATATTTGCCGCAAGATTATAGAAGTGTATATAATCCAGTTGAAATAGTAATGTTTGAGACTGATGCAACTACTAGAGGTTACACTGGATTTGCCTATTTAATAGATGTTAAAATAGGTTTAACTACGATAGGTAGATTAAGAGTACCACCTACTACTAATGGTTTTGGGCGTTTCGATTTATCTGGTATTATGAAATCGTATATTTCAAGTGATTTAGGGTTGTTAAATGGAACTAACATAGACTCTGTATTTGACAATACTAATAGCCATACAAACTTTACTTTGCAATTTGGATGGGTGCATTATAATACAGGCTCAGCTACTACTAGCATACCTCAAACAGTTACACTACCAGATACTAGCACAACCTCAACACAAAACTTAATTGTATTTAACGGTTCCTTACCTAACTATAGAAGAGATGTTGTAAACTTCTATGACTGGCAGTCTACTGATTTTTATTTAAAATATATCCCAAATATATCAACTCATAAATTCTTAACTAATCAGCCTAGAGGTTTTGCTGGTAGTTCTAACAATTTAGAAGTTCAATATACAGACGAGGGTTATATATACATACTAATGGATAATGTTACTAATTTTGATGCTATAAACTTAAAGACATTTAGATCAAATGGGAACTTAATAGATGATTTAGATATAACAGTTCCAACTTTAACAAATGCTAAGCACGTTAGAATACCTTACGCACCAACAACATTAAACTCAATAAATACAACTTATTTAACAGGTAGTCAGCCAATAGTTTCAACATCTGCTTCTTACTACTCAATTCAACTAAAAAAAGCTAGTATATTAAAGACAGAGCAAATGTTTTTTAATATAGCAAGTGAATGTCGTTATGAAACTAGAAGACTAGAATTTTTAAATAGTCTAGGTGGTTTTGATTATTATAATTTTACTAAAGTATCTAAACACTCAGAGGAAATAGAAAGAAAGTTCTTTAAGACTAATCCTAATGATTTATCTGAGACTGGTGTTATTGATTACTCAATATCAAATAGACAAAAGGTGCAATACTATACCTCATCTAAAAACAAAATGAAGTTAAACTCTGACTTTATGACTGTAGATACTTATAACTGGCTATTAGAACTAATAGAAAGCCCTGAAATATATTTACTAGATAACTATACAACACCGTCAGGAACTACAGAAATAAGGCGTATACCAGTGCAAAACATAGAGGGTAATTGGGAAGAAAAAACTATTAACAGTGATATGGTTTGCACTTTAACACTAGATATTGAATTTGGAATAGATAATTTTAGACAAACTTTCTAAGAATGATTAAAGAAGAGTTATATATAAACGGTGAAAGCGTAGAGTTAATTAAATCATTAAACCCTAATTTAACTTTTAATATTGCTGATATTGCTAAGCCAGATACTAGAAAAGCAGACCACTCTAAAACTATAGAGTTGCCAGCTAGTAAAAAGATTAATAAGATATTTGAACACATCTTTGAATTAGATACTGATTTGCAAACTTTTAATCCTAATCTAAAGACAGATGTCATATATTTAGTAGATGGTGAAATACAAATTGACGGCTATCTACAGTTAAAATCTGTAAAAGATAAAGACGGTCATATAATATATAATTGTATTATAATAGGTAGAGTAGGAAACTTCATAGCTGACTTAGGAGCTGCTGAATTAACTGACTTAGACTTAAGTGCTTTAGATCATACTTACACTGCTACAAATATAACAGCAACTTGGAATTTGCCGTTGACTACTGATTATTGCTACCCTATGATTAATTATAGAGGTGATATGATTACTAACAATTCAAATACTTTAATTTCTACTGGACCAAATACAGAAGAGTGGAAAGTTACTGATTTTTATCCAGCTGTAAAAGCAAAAAAATATTTGGATTTAATATTTGATTCTATTGGATATAGTTATACATCAACTTTTTTGACTAGTAGTTTTTTTAATACTTTAATAATACCTTTTAATGGTGAGGATTTTAAATTTTCAAATACTACCATTTTAAATAGAACTTTTGAAGTTGATAGTCCTATAATACAAAGTAGTGGCAGCACTAACTTTAATGTGGTTTTTGATCCTACTTTTTTTGAGAATTCAGAAATGAAAGATGTAGGTTTTACAAATGAAGTTAGGGATGCAGGAAATGTTTTTGTTAATGATGTTTTTACGGTTCCTGCAGGTGCTAAAGGGTTTTACAGTTTCAATAGTATGCTCCAATTACAAGCGAGTTTTAAATCACCAACAACATCTTACACTAGCACAACTTTTAATGGTTTTATGGTTGTTAGAATAGAAATAAATAAATATGATAATTCAGAAAATTTTATTGAAAATTTGGATGCTTTAGATTTAGCAATAAGATCAGAAAATACAACATTTACACCAGGACAGCAACATATAACTGATGCTAACCCATCTACGACAAATGAAGATTATTTGCTTCTCAATGGTGTTATACCTCTAGGCAGTGGTTTTTTTGCTGTAGAAGAAAACCGGGTTGTTTTAAATAATACAAATCCAAAAAATAAATATTTTTTAAATATTCCAGAAGTATTTTTAGAAGAAGGCGAAAAAGTAAAACTGGAGATTTTTGCTAAAGTCGCTGGTAAGGTCGTAATAGACTCATCTTTTGGGCAACAAAGCTTTCCATCTGTTTGGCCTGGTGCAACAGGAACTACTGGAGAGGCTTATGCACTTAATATTTTAGATGGTTTTTTTAAATCGGATATTACTAACACAATGATTTTAGAGGGTACTAACATACCTATGAATGACACAATACCAAAAAAAATAAAACAAAAAGACTATATTATGTCTTTTGTTAAAATGTTTAATTTATATATTCAGCCAGATGCATCTAACAACAAAAATTTATTAATAGAACCTAGAGACGATTTCTATAGTAATGATATTATAGACTGGTCTACTAAAATAGATAAATCCCAAAATGTAGAATCCAAACCTATGGGAGCTTTAAACTTTAAAGAATATTTATATACATATAAACAGGATAAAGATTTTTACAATGAGTTATATTTTAGTACTTGGGATGAGGTTTACGGTCAAGATGATTTTACACTAGTTAATGATTTTTTAAACACAGAACATAAAACAGAAGTAATATTTTCACCTACGCCATCAGTAGGGCAATCTTATCACGATAGAGTTATTCCTACCATATATAAATATGATGATAATAGTGGTTATACTAGGACAGAAAGTAATATAAGGATTTTGCAGTGGGGTGGTTTGAAATCATCTAGTTTTAACTGGTCTTTAAGCACAGATAATTGGTTTGGAACTGGTGCAAATTTAATACAGTCTTCTTATCCTTATGCTGGTATGTATGATGATCCATATACGCCAACTACGCTTTTAGAGTTTGGTTTGACTAATGAAATATATTATGCTAATGTATTTGACAAAGAAATTACATTCTGTGATAATACACTTTTTAATAAATACTATGAAAAATTTATCCAGGAAATAACAGACGTTAATAGTAAAGTAGTAACTGGTCATTTTTATTTAAGTCCATCTGACATCAAAAATCTAAGTTTTAGTAAACAATATTATTTTGAAGGTCAATATTTTAGACTTAATAAAGTAGAAAACTATAATCCTATAAATCCAATTACTAAATGTGAATTTTTAAAATTAAATTTGAGTGAAATTTTCACACCATCTACTACAGCTACTAGAGGTGGTACAGGTGTTTTAGTTGGTAGTAGTAGAGCGCCGTTGTTTTCTAGGAGTAATAATCTATTAACTAATAATAATACCAGAACAAGCTTAAATCAAAGAGTAGTAGGTTCAAACAATTACATCTCACCTACAGCTTATGCAATTAATATAATTGGTTCTAATAATAAAATAAAATCATTTGCAAAAAATATTGAAATTCAAGGGAGTAATAATATTATAAATTCAGGTTGTAATAATGTTAAATTAATTAACAGTGATAATCAAACTGTCATAACATCAAATATAACCTACATTAATAATGAAATAACATCTGGCAATGGTTCTACTGAAACTATTACATCATTTACAAAGGCAAATTTAAATGTAAAACAATATTTTTGTGATGCTACAGGTGGTAACTTTACTATAGATTTTTCACCTACTGTGACAATAAATGAAGGAAAAACCTGGTCTTTTAAAAAAATAACAGCATCAAATACAGTTACTATTGATGCATCTACTATTGGAGCTACTATAGATGGTTCTAACACTTATGTGTTAAGTTCTAATTACTCTTATGTGACTATCCAATGGACAGGTACAGAATTTATAATAACATCAAATAATTAAGAAATGGCAGAAAAAATAGCTTTAGAATTAGACATTAATGCAAAAGGTGCTACCACCTCATTAGGTCAATTAGAGGAAGAGGCAGAAAGATTAAACGAAGAGCTAAGAAAAGTTCCTTTAGGCTCAAAGGCTTTTAAAGATTTAAAGACAGAATTAACTGGTGTTAGTAGAGAAATTAAAAACACCGAGCTATCTATGGAGTCTTTAGACAATGAGCAAGTAGCTAGTGAATTAGGTTCTGTAGCTGGTGCTGTTGGTGATGTGTCTGCTGCTTTTGTTTTGTTAGGTGGAGGAGGTGGCGCTATTGAAGAAACGGTACAAAACATAGAAAAGGCTATTGGAATATCTATGGCCTTTAAAGGAGCTATAGAGGGAACTCAATCAATGATGAAGTTATTAAATAATAGTACTATAGCTAATACTATAATAACTAAGGCAAACACAGCTGCCACTAATTTAGCTAGGACAGCAATGAGATTACTCGGAATTACCGTGAAAGGAACGTCAAGGAGTTTTAAAATTTTAAAAGGTGCAATCGCTGCTTCTGGTATAGGTCTTCTAGTCGCTGTTTTAGGTGAAGTAGTTTCTATGACTATGGATTGGATGGATAATTCAGATGAACTTGAAAAAGAACTAGCAGACTTAACTGAAACGTTGAAGGGTTATAGGTCTGAAGTAACTAGATTAAACAATGAAATTGACATAACAACACAAAAGGAGATATTAAACGCTAAAATTAGAAAAGGAAATGCTGAGGAATTAAGAGATATAGAAACAAATGCTTTAAGACAAAAACTAAAAAATTTCCAAATAGAGGAGGAAAGGTTATCTAAATTATTAGCCAAAAATTTTAAAAATGAAGAAAAAGCAGCTTTAATTAGAGAACAACTAGAAGAGGCTACAATAAATAAAGTGGCTGCTAATAACGCTTTAGAATTAAAATTATTAGATAATAAACTACAAACTAGAATTGAGATAGATGAACAAATAAAAGAACAAAAAGACAAAGCAGATAAGGAAGAGGCAGAAAGATTAGAAAAGATTAGGGTTAGAAATGAAGCTGAGAAAAAAGCAGCTTTTGAATTAATGGTAGCTACTAAAACAGCAAATGCTGAAAGTTTACAAGATTTTATTGATATTGAAAATTTTAAATTAAAACACTTAATCAAAACTAGTGAACTTACAAAAAGTGAAAGAGAATTAGCTGAGTTTAATACACAACTGGCTATTGAAAAAATTAAAAAAGATTTTGCAGAAAGAGGAGTAGCAATTAATAATAAAAGTAAAAATAAACAAGATCAATCAGCTGCTGATGCTAGGGCTAAAAAAATAGAGCAAAATGCTAAAGAGGCTCAAGATTTAGCAGATTTTTTACTAGCTAAAGAAGAGTTAGAAAATGAATTTTTTGACAGAAAGTTAAGCAAAGAACAAATAGAAATAAATGCAGTAAGAGATAAATATAATACATTAATAGAGCAAGCTAAAATATTTGGTGAAGACTCAAAAACATTAGAAGAGGCACAACAAGCTGAAATAAATGAAATTAAAAAAAGGTTTGCAGATGAGGAAGAGGCAAGACAATTAGCAATAATAGAAAGAAATAAACAATTTTCTATTGATACCACAACACAACTATTAAATACATTTGCTGATTTATCACAACAAACTTTAGACAGGTTCAATAGAATGAATAATAGTATATTAAATAATGAGAAATTGACTAACAAAGAAAAAAGTAAATTATTAGCAGCAAATAATAAAAGGGCAAAAAAAGCTTTTGACAGACAAAAATCAGCTCAAATAGCTGGTGCTTTAATGACTACATATTCTAGTGCTAACAGTGCTTATCAATCACAATTTTTACCAGTGCCAGACCCATCATCACCTGTTAGGGGTGCTATAGCTGCTGGTGCTGCTATCTTTGCTGGATTAGCAAATGTTAATAAAATAAGGCAACAAAAATTTGAAGCAGCTACTTTGGCTGGTGGTGGCGGAGGTGGTGGTTATGATGGTGGCGGTGGTGCACCTTTACTAGCACCAGCTAACACTAGCACATTAGTACCACAAAACAACACTAGAGTATTTGTAACTGAAACAGATATTACAGCAACTCAAAACCAGGTGGCGGTAATACAAGGACAAGCAACTATAAGATAAAATAAATAATTATGAAAAATACAGAATTACTAGAACTAATAATAGATGAGGAAGATGAGTCTGGAGTGGATTACATTGCATTGGTAGACTCACCTGCTATAGAGTCTGAGTGGATGGCTTTTAAAAAACATCAATTTGAAGAAACTTTT